CCAGTGCTTTTCCAAGCTGCTTTAATGTCGTTTTTTTCTTTCTCAATTTTGGCGATCCTTGCCTCGTACTCCTGAAGTCGTTGGTCTGCCCCGACCGTATTGGATTTTTTGACATCTTCTATTTGATTAATAAAGCCACCTTTGAGCTTGCTCATTCCAAGCACCAATAGCTCATCGTTTTTCTTTATGGATTTTGTTTCTTCCTCTGTAAACTCTACTCCTTCTTCCTTGAACATCTGCCTGATCTTGGTCATCTGTGAACCCATGATCTTGCCATAGATCTTATCAGTCAGTTCAGGATCTTTGATAACATTCTCCTTAACGATGAACTTGGATTGGAACTGTTCTTTGAATTGGTCGAAGTTCTCTGCCTCGATTCCTGTGAACTCACAGAAGCTTTTTAAATCACTCATTATCGGTTTTTTTTGGTTTGCGAGTCCGTTTCTTTGGTTCTGCTGCGGTCTCGGTTTCAGCAGTTAAAGTATCATTGAAGGATTCAATTGGGGCGGTTGTAGGCTCTTGGTCTAGTTTTATGACTGGAGGCGTTTCAATAAGCACCCATCCACCCGATTGCATCCGCACAGGGTTGTTGTAAATCGATGGAGGGAGCATGGCTTGGCGCCCAGTCTTCATCGATACGGCTTTTTTGAGGTGATCCATTTATTTTCAATTTGTTTGTAAAGTTACAAATTTATATTATTATTGTGCCATGGAGGACAATAATCACGATCCCGACAAGATGATAGTGTGGCTTTTCATTATCGTCATATGCTGTGTCTTTTGGCTGTTGATTATTAAAGCACTATGCTGACAAGTTACATTCTATTCATAATTTGTTTAATCCTATTAATCATTGATACCAATGCGACCAAAATCAAAAAAGACAGGTAAGATCATTAAGACCATCAAAGGTAAGAAGGGCAAATGGGAAATCTATTCCTATAAGCTCAACAACAAGACCTATTATGCTAACCGTTTAGTGTCTGCCAACGGATGGATCATCTGCAATAACACAGGATTCATAAAGCTTGAGAGTGCTGAGATGAATATCGGCAAGATTAAGAAGCTGGCTTAATCCAAGCCGAAATAATCAGAAGTAGCAGCGTCTGGTTCAAAGCCATATTTGCTTATCGCTTCCCTGACTTTTGCTTCTGGCACCCTGCGAACCGAAACAGGTATTATTGAATGACGGCAGTTGTAACCACCTGCATAGGAATAGATGGTTTTGGAATTGGTGCCAGGTATCTGACCGTCCCAAGATCCCGATGAATCAGGAAGCTTCAAAGGCGGAGTCTTAACCCCATCGCCCCAAAGTTCTATTTCTTTATAGTAGTAGTATTTGTTATGCCTTTCCGAGCAGAAAGGTCGGCTTGTCTCAATCTCGCTTCCCGAATAAAAGAACCATTCCGCCTCCAATTCTTCGCTGACTGCCGAGGTATAGTTCCTATCGGCTATGGCAAAGGTATCATGGGCGATCTGCTTGTTATATTGTAACAGCTTACCATCCACCTCCTCATCCCCGGTTACAATGGTCTGAAGTTGTCTGACCGTCTCGGTAAACCCAGCATTGGAGCTTATAGCCGTCTCAATATTCTCACGTACCACATCAGCGAAACGCTGGTTACCTATGGCATTGACCATTAAATCGACTGCATTGGCTTGGGTCAATCTGAACAAAGCTTGGGCGTTGGCAGCTGGTTTGAAACCATCAAATGCCTTGGCGAAAAGCTCATTGCTCACATTCACCTGCTCATTCATGCCAGCCGCATAGCTGCGGACTGCTGAGATGTATTCTGAATCAGCAAGTATCTGTTGCATCAATTCCTTGACATTGGCAGCCAAGGCAAGGTTAGAACTATTTAGGATAATGTTGCCCGATGAGTCAACTGCAAGCTGGCGAAGTATCTCAACGATCTGAGGGAATAGACGCTTCTGCGCCCTTTCTACCTCAGTTAAATACTCATCAGGCACGGTGGTGAGCCGCCTGGTCTTTTCGGCTATAAGCTCACTCAGGGTTGCCATTAAACTCCAGCTATGATGTTACCTACTAAGGATTGAGCGTTGAAAGGAGTAGCGGTAGTTAAGGCAATGGCTCCAGCTACTTCCTTGGCTTTGTTTATAAGGGCTTGTTTCTGCAATTCAAAATCCAACTCAAAGAAGTTAGGGTCAGCCATGCTCAACTCATTCACAAAGTTGATAGCCGAGTCATGCAAAACCACCTCCCATTTATCCACCAATCCCTTTGAAAGCTTCAGATTAATCTCATCCAAAGTCATGGTAAGCAGTCGGTCGGTCTGACTGATTAGGTTAAAGACCTTCTGACCTTGGACATCAGGATAATACAATGTCTGCAAATACTTATAGATGATGGACTGAATCACAAAAGGCGGCTGCTTGGCACTAATCGCCTCATTGATCTGAGCCAAGTAATCAGACTCCAGATAAAAGTCATAGTTGACAGGTCGCTTGATGATTGGTTTGCGGTAGTTATCGCCATAACGCATCATGCCTATCATATCAATGCACCACTCGTACATATCAAACAGCTGCATACAGTTCTGTTTGATACCAGCGATCAATGCCTTCTGGTCAGAAGCCGCCTCGGTAGCTGTGATTCCTTCACCTCCTTGCACCTTGTTGTTTGTCTTTTTGAGGTGTAGGATTTCATACGCTTGGTTCATATTATGAGCTACTTCCTCACGCAAGAATCGAGGCGTTTCAGTTGACGGAGCTGCGTAAAATATAGCCGAGTCAGGGCTGATGTTATCGCCTGCCTGAGTAGATGTCTGCGGCTTTATAAGCAAAGTTCCGTAAGGACTGACCCTATCTTTAAGACCCGATCCGTTACATTCTGGACAGATGGACTTATGGCCGCTCATCTGATAGTGATAGCCACCATCGCAGGTAAGCATCTCACCATCCACTCTGATCTGATGCTGGCAAGGGTCACCAATCATTACCCGGTAAGGATAAGTGCAGGTCGGCTTGATGCCACGGAGCAAAGCCGAGTCTAACAGCACCTCATCCAATACATCGCAGGCATATAGGAACGGTGACTGTTGCATCATGGTCTCATCGATCTGGATGGCTATTCCATCCACTCGCTTCACAGGTACCTCACCTATGGCATGGTTGAACCACTCGACTATCTCAAATCGGTAATCCACTTTCTTGCCCACTTGAATGGCTTTGTAAATCCATTCATAGTCAAATATGTAGTATACCAATCCCTCGTAAACTTCCTTATTGTTGTACTCAACCTTGGACATTTCCTCACTTTCAATGATGGCGAACTCCTCATCATAAGCGATTACCCTGGTAGTATGGTAGAACTTGGTAAACGGTTCAATCAGTTTATCAGGGTCTATTACCTCCTCACCTTCAATCTCAGTGGTTGGTATTTCGTAAGGCAACACCGCCACCACTCCCATCGCATCCATCAGCTTCAATGGAGGCAGGAAGGTGAACACAAAGTTGTCCAAGCTTCCAAACTCTGGATAGTCTTGGTTGATGTATTCAGCCAAAGTGTCGTTATTGTTCACATACTGATCGGCATCAGGTATGAACTCGATGGACCAGTTGTTTTCGTGGTAGGCACGGCCATAGGTATCGACCATGTCCTTGAACACTTGGATAGTCGTTTGCTTGAAGTTTGCACGAACATATTCTGCCTCCTTGGGGGTTTGGTTCGGTGCTTGCTTTGCAAAAAGCAGTTCTGGGAATACCCCTTTCTGAGCATGAGTTCGTATCTGTTGAAGCCATTCAACCGATAAGGTATAGCCAGGATAATAATGAGGCAGGTAGTTGCTGCTTTCATTACTATTGAACAAGGTGATACCTTTTGCCTTGTTTCCTTTGTTTCTAATCGATACGATCTGTTCAACCAGATACGATATCTGCTCAGGGGTCAACATTAGTTTTTGGGTTTAATGGGTGGCTTTGGCCTAGTGCGTGGCTTCGAGCCACCGCATGATGAGCATCCTTTCATGGTAGTGTAGTTATAAATGAGTTTTTAATATCAATTCCTGTCCCACTGCCTAAGAGGTATTTTGCCGATATCGGATAAGTCAATCTCCTTCTTTGTAATGCTCTCCAATTATGTATCACTGGCCTGTAACCCTTATAATATTTGCTCTTGAATTCAACGTCCTTTTCAAAGTAATACGAGTAATGGATGTACTTCTGCGGTAGTTCCTTTGTCGCTTTCTGCCCCTCCATTATCGGTGGCTCATGGGTCTTGAACTTCTGACCTTCCCACCACCATAGCCGAGTGCTTAATCCATCGCCCCAAGCTCCTTTACCTACTAGCTGCTTACCATTAACATCCTTACAAAGATAGTGGTAAAATTGAAATGCTCCAGCTATTGTCAAGTCCTTTTCAAGCATTTCTTCAGCCCCTTCCAAGTCCTCATAAGTCCAATGCTCATCGGCATCGACCTGCCAAAGCCAACCTGGTTCGCATCCTTGCAGCATCTCAATGCCTTTATTGACTTGGACATCCTTGCTAGCATAACCAACCCCACTGCTATAAAACAAGACCTTGGTCGGATTCTGACTTGCCAAATCTTGACAAGTCTCGATTGTACCATCTGTTGACTGATGGCTAGGTCTTATGCTGGTACACCAAGCTGTTGACCCACCGTTACGACTGAACCCCTCGACTATGACCCACTTGTCAAACATCTCAAGCATCCTATCACTGAACCCATTATGAAACAGATGATGGTTGGCATTGTAAACTATTGTCAGTGCGTACCTCATGCGATATAATAGATTCGACTGCCAAAGCCCTGGTCTGTGCTAAACACCAAACGATGTCCTTGCTCCTCAAGTATCTCGCAAGTATGATAGTGCTTGACATGATTTGTATCATCCAATGCAAGATAGAAACCTGGCTCAACCCGATTCATCAGATACTTGAACTCCTGTAATCCCATGTGTCCAGCACTGTCCAAGATGACCAAATCAGGTCGGTTGTTCATCTTCTCAAGCACAAAGCCAAGCATTCCATCCGGTACCTTGAAGCTTACTTCTTGTTTATAAAGTAGCTCTCGATTATGATCGAGGTGATCAATAACAATGTGATCAGGCACATCGAAAGTAGCACTAGTGGGAAGATCAGCACGGTCAACAGATAAGCCAAGAATGAAGTTGATAATCGTACTGCGGTGCTTTTTTCTCGCAATCTCGTAAAAGCGTGGATTGACCTCGATAGAATAGACTTGCTCATCTCCCACCAAAGCATCAGCGATGGCTTGAGTAGTACCCTCACCAAGATAGCAACCTGTTTCAATGATGTTCTCAAGCTTCTTAGTGCGGATGAGATTTGTGATGGCATCTTTGAAGTCATTGTGTGCGCCCATGCCATTAGGCATCAGCTCTTGTGCTATCTGCATTTCATTATTTTTTTCATGTTTTCATAGGTCTCATTGACCTGCATGGAATCGCCATTGATAAACATGATGAAAGTCACCTCATCTCCTGCCTCGTTGTGCGACTTATGGAAGCTGTATATATTGTCAATCGACACCATCGCCTTGGAGCGACTTCGTTCGGTTATGCCCATCTCATCAAGCTTCTTGTCAAACAGCTCAATCTCAAACTCGTGCCATATCATATCGCTTCCAGTTTTTGGTTAGTATAGTTCGGTCCCCTTTGAACGGAACCTTGTCTGTAAGATAGTAATGAAGCTCGGCAGTTGTATCAATCGCATCGACAAAATTAGCCAAGCTGGAATCGATGCAATGGATTGAGCTGGCACCTTCTAAAACTTTGCGCCAGTCGAAAATCGTGAACGAATCCACTGGCTCAAATCTGACAGCTTTGTTTGTAGATAGAATCTGAGCAGGACTGCCGTAGTCACTACTACTATGAATGACATCGTAAGGCCCACAATCAAGAAGTCCCAAATAATCCATAAGAATTGACTCAGCTTCCTCATTCCGCTTATATTGTAGATTTCTTACCTCGCTCAAAGGTACTCCAGCTATCTCATATTTCAATGTGACAAAGCTATCAATCATCCTCCTTTTACGCATCCAGACTCCATGATTCTGACTTCTTTGATTGATGCCGAAAGCCAGGTCTATGGTCTTATCATATCGGCCATTCACCGTCTCAATCGGAGTCACATAATCCACATAACTGAACAGCTCATGATATTGCTTGGGGCATTGCCAATAGACCTCAAAGCCACGATCAGCATACCACTTGGCAATCGGTAGCACGCATATGATGTCACCGACCTTACCCGGCTGAATGATGAGACACGTCTTATTACGCATCAAATCAGCCGTTATGCAAGGCAGTGGCATGGTTGGTCCAGCCAATCTGTTGCGCTCGGTATAAGTCCTCTTATTGCTTAAATGAATATGATAAGTCTTGATGTCCTTGCTTGGATTTACTGGCTTTAGTCCTGCCAGTGCTATCTCATAAGCCAAGCGGTTATCACAAGCAGGCAGACCCATTGTGAAGTCTACATTCTGCAAGGTCTTGGGCTTGCCCTTCCAGATCCATGTGTCTTGCGTCCATTCGTAATCAAACAGCTTGGCCATTCCGCTGCTCATCAAATCATAACGGCTCAGACATAATACTTTGCCATCCATCTGGAGCGATTTGATTTCCTCTATTTCAGATGTTAGATATATATCGGAGTTGGCTAATATGTAGTAATCGGCCTCAACCGCTTGCATCTCCTTGATGAACTGGGCATAGGTCGGGCGGTCGTAACCAGGCAGGTTGACTACCTTGTCATTCTCCCAAGGATGGCCAAGGTTGTAAATAATATCAATGCTTGGACAAGCGATATTAAGCTCCATGACTTTGCGAAGTTCCCTCTGCCGTTCAGCATTCGGCTGCTCAAAGTAGCTTGTGAACAAAGCCACCTTACCTGGTCTCTTATCATACTTTACAGAGTCTGGCTTTATGATACGACTCGGAGCAAGCACCTTGGTCCTTGGTGAGGTCTGATTGGCTATCTTATCAGACTTCAATAGATGTCCTTTGAATGAGTGCCTAAATCCTCGGCTCGCTTGAATCTTGCCCAGCATGTTGTCATAATAGTCCCAATACATCGGCTTGATGTTGGAACGATTACCAAACAGACTGAGCAAGATGTAAGACTGCGCCACCACATGGGGTCTTAGTGCAGCGGTGTTCCCAAAGTACATGGCATGGTCCCCTATATGATGCCACTCGCCAATCTTGGCCAAGGCAACATTCAGATAAAGCTCGTCTGGCTGACCTCCTCCCCACTTATTGCGCAACCGTTCCAATGGAATCGGATTGTCGAAACTTTCTTGAAATAGCCGATACATCTGGGCGGTCTTATCGCACCGCCTTATGTATTGAATGGAGCTTTGGGTGGCTGGGAATCGTGTGGTATGGTCAAAACCATAATGCTCCCAAATATCCGTGCGGTAAGCCCACCACATCTGCGGTAGGATATTTGGCGAGGTGATGTCATACACCTCATTGATGAATGTAGCATAGTATGCATCCGACTCGATAAGCTTGTCAAATAGCGGCTCAATAGGTTGGAGGCATAATGCATCGACATCAAGGAAAAGCGTATGGTCAAAAGGCATGACATCGTAAATGCCTGCCTTGTATCTACCGGGGTCTGAAGGATCGCCACTAAGGAACTCGATGTTGTCAAATACCGAGCGGTCAGTGACTTCCTTCAGAACATGGTCGGTAGCGATCAGGTGGATTGATATGCCAGGGCTGTGATGCTTGATTGAGGTCGCAAGGTTGTAGGCCATGAATCCATAGCCACGTTTCCCCCACGCCATCAGCAGTATGCCTCTGGTCATAGGTCCGCTTTATTAGGTGCTGAATACGCCTGTTGGGGTAGGGATCAAAGAGATGTCACCCTTATAGGTAAAGGTCAGCTCAAAGCGTGCTGGTTCTTCGTCAGTGTCAACAATGACAGCACCACCACTGAAACTGATCTCACCATCCAAGTAAACAGACTCATCATCAAAGCCAGTCTTGGGGCAAAGACGAGCGATGGCACCAGCAACAGTGTAACCGCTGGCCAAGGTTGTCCAGAAGTCAAAGTTGGTAGTGTTCCATGAGTAGTCGATGATGTTACCGCTATAAGTAATGTAAAGGGTCTGTGGCAGACCGCAAGCGGTTGTCTTTGGTGACAAGGTGGCTTCACCCTGGCCAATACCCATACGGATCTGCTGAACCAACTTGGCATCGCCAGCAGCGATAAGGGCGTTTACTTCAGTACCATCGGAAGGATCAGTAAGATCGTTACCGCAAAGGATGAGGACTACTTCGGATATACCGGAAGGGCGTGGACCCTTACAGGTCAACGTAGCTACTTCGTGTTCGCCAAGTGCCTCGCAGTTGTAATTCAAACAAGTTGCCATGAGAGCAATAGATTTTTTGAGTTATAGTTGAGTTCTTGGGATTACTTAATGCCTCACCCTATTTGGCACCATATTGCAAATATAATCAATTAAATATGCCTGTTGAATACTTGGCCTTTTTCTTTTACCCTGACATTAATCACAGCCGTGGCCAAGCTATATGAGCCGTCTGTCTGCCAATTAGGTGAATAATCTTCTGCCTCTGCCACATATTCAATGCCTGTGCTTTCTGTGTCACCTATCAAGAAATGGTCACAGCTGATAATGGCAGACATCGCATCATGGAAGGTCTCAGAGGCGAAGTTGGTATGTACCTGCCAATACTTCTCAATCTCACTATAAGCCACCCTGGCATCACCAGTGCCTGACTTCATGATGGTGGTCGATTTAGGATAAGTAGGTGCGATACTCTTGATTTCGGCTCTTTGCTGAAGTCTGAATCCTGTGTTGGCAAACTCAAAGCCAAAGCTCGGCTGGTCGCAGTAGCCCACTATCATCTTGGACCTTGCAAATCCATTGGAATCGTATTTAAGACACTCGCTCGCATAGGTCGCCTCGAATGGCTCAACTTTTACCAAGCTGATGTTGTCAACGGTTATGGTGCCAGGAATGAAATTGATTTGAGGGTAATCCACGCTGTTCTTACCAAACTGAGGCAATATGGTCAGAACACCACCTGTCTGGTTATATGTCTGTGTATAGCTATGAACACCCACAGCTGTTTCATAAGGTGGTGTCGGAGTAGCACTGTTGAGGTATGCTTTGACTCTTATGCCCGGGTCGCTTGATGCGGCTATCTCCCACTCGACTTGATATGTTCCAGGTGTGGCATTGGCTATTCCTGTTTGCGTTAAAAACGGATATTCTGTTTCTGTTTTTAGAACGCATTTCACATCATCAATCTCACCATCAAAGTTGCTTGATGGGGTGAATATCAAATCAACCGAACCGCTTTGATTGGGCTTGTAGAACTGCAAAAAGGTATCATTGCCCTTCCATGTGTAGCTCGTTCCTGTTGGTGAGGTTCCAAGCTTTAAACTTATAGTGCCAGCAGTCCAATTCGTGACCGTGAAAATTATATGGTAGTTATAAGCCACGATAGGAGGAGGTGGCGCAGGAAGCGTCAATGTCTGGAATAGCGTTCCAGTGTTTCCAGGAGTATGGATCGCTTTGCCCCCTGCGACCGACCACCCTGCGTTGATTGTCCATGCAGCACCGCTTGAGAAGTTGCCGTTTGTCACATAATCAGTAGCACCAATGCCAAATGGATTGAAATTGATTTCAAGCTGGTCGGCCACTATGTTATACCTTGAAGCTCCGTTGTTGAGAGTCCAATAGGTGAAGCCATCAAAGAAATCACCGTTCCTTATAAGATTGTCGGAAGTGATGACGCACTGGTCATAGACATTCAATTTGTAGCAATCATCTGACAACTCATAGTCTTGGAATTGAAAGCCCAAGGTGACATAATCCTGATAGTAAGCAAAAGCATCGCTCACATCCGTAATATTACCGCTTGAATCAATAAGCTCGGCAGTATAGTCATTGCGAAGTTTATAAAGAGCGATATTGCTGATGCAACCATCAAACAACGCATCGGCTGTAATAGATATCACACCTGCCGCAGTCGGTGTAAGCCAATAGGTGAACTGACCATTGGTTGAAATAGCAGGGGTATTGACGTTTGCAACCGATACGGCAACCGTTCCAGCCGTCCTACTGCTTATGGTGAACTCAACCTTGTAGTATGTGTTTGGATCAATGTAATTGGCCACAGTCTCATCCAAATCTCCTGTCTGACCAACGATGTGACATGCCTGACCATCGGATAGAATCCAACTGCTGTTGTAATCCCAATTCGCAAAGTTTATAAGCTTGATGCTTACATTGCTGATGCTGCCAGTGAAGTTGTTTCCTGTAAAGAAAGTGATTGACTCAAACCCTGTGGCATTGAACTGCAAATCGAACTCATATGAACCTGTGGCTGTAATAGTTGGAGTCTGCGTCTGTAATGGATCGCCATAACCAAACAAAGCCACGAAGTCACCGTTTGTCACCACCGCATCGAATGTCAAACGATAGACATTGCCAGCAAGCAATCCCAATCCTGTCTGGTATAATACATCTCCGCTACCATTCAAGCAGTCCATTTCAGTGTTTACGCTATCCCAAGTAAAAGCCGGGTCAAATGTCCAAGTAGCTGCTGGGTTGACTGCGAATGTTCCGTTTGTTACAAGTTCAGCACCTAGCGAGAAATCATCGAACTCAGGATCCTCAACCTCGTTAGGGTTGCAAGGTGTCTGGTAGAACTGGCTCCAAACGGTATCGCCAACAGTCACCGGGTGGCAGTATTGCTCTGAACCGCATTGGTAGTTGTTGGGTGCGTCAGGGTCGGGGAAGTATGGCTGATGCTTATTGCGTAGTAACGGCATTGTTAGTGACTAGTTTTATTTGTGTGATTCCTGTCCAATCGTTGCGTTTCATTGTGTCAATCCAACCTATTCTGCGCTGGTTATCCTTTTCAAAGATAAACAATGTGGTCGGTCTTGCCACGATTGACTGCCAATCGGACTGAGGTATGTCGTAATCGAATGTGTACTCGTAGTTTTCAAATGTGGTCGCTTGTGGCACCCCAACCGTTATGCCTGTGGCAGGTGTTCCCGTGCAGGCCGTGAATGATGTGGTTTGTGTAAAAATATTAATGTAAGGAGTCTTGGCGCATTGAGACCAGTTCCATGTCTGCCATGGATTTCCAGCGATGCCATAGCCGAAGTCAGGGTGAAGCGGTAAGGAGAAATTGAAATTGAATCCAACTGGTACCGATGAAGCAGGGGTAGCCAAAACCGCCTTTTTGTATATCCTCGCCTCAATGCTGAACTCAACATAATCGGTCGCAACCAAATTCACCACATACGATATGCCCAGTTGAGCCGAATCCATTCCAGTAGTTATTACTGTGGTCTGTGATGTCTGGGACAACAATACATTGAGAGAATTGTAAACCTTGATGTATGCTATGACATATACTTGGTCTTGCAATAGCACATTTGTATAAGCACCAACAGGCAACCCAGGACCTGCCGTTGTTATGGTGAAATTACTGATACAGTTCTTGAGATTGTCGCAGTCAAAATAGTAAGTAGCGGCAAAGCTATGTGTTCCATTGGTGTTGGCTGTGTATAAACCAGTACTTGTTGAATATTGGCCTGCGTTGTAATTGCCTGGGCTTGATACATCAGTGTTTATTACAGTAATACCAGGTAAAATCAAATATTGATTGACGTACTGCGGATCAGAGCTGACAAGTAACTGCTCCTGACCGGGTGCAGCTTGGAAACCCCCCGTTCCAACCGACAAGGTGTTGAATAACACCGTTTGCAGGTTGTTGCCATGAGCCGATAACTTCTCAAGGTTGGAGAATCTGAAGTTGTAATAAACCGCATTAGGACAAGAGGTATTCGGGGGAGTCCAATAAGGATAATCAACAGCATCGGCTGTGAACAATGCAGTATCCACATTGTCTACCTCAACCAGGAAAATATCATCGTAATAATCAGTCACCCCACCATTTACCTGGTCATTAACGGCATTGTTGCTGACCTTGTACCTATTCACCAAACCAAGCTCATTGTCCACATTGCATTGACCTTTGGGGGTGAATACCTCATCGGCAAAGCCGAAATAAGACGTACCGCTTGGCAAAGTGTAAACCTGATCCGCACCACCTGGGTTGTAATCGCTTCCAGCATTAACAGTGCCGAACAGATTATCCTCCCTTATGTTGGCTTGAAGCTCCTTGATGTCCAAGAACTCAAACTGATTCAAGCCAGTGAACAGATCCGATGTCGGCTCCATCACCATGATTGGATTGGCTGGGTCGGTAGTATCTATGAAGAAGCTTAGATTGAACGCTATCGAAAGCTCATTGTAAAGGTCATTGAATGAAAGCTTCACCGCTGGAGCAGTGTTTGGATGACCGATGGCAAACCCATCAAACACCATTATCTCTGGCTCGGTCTGTAAGAAGTTGGAATAAAAGCCCACCTTATTATCACTGATCGCAGCTACAAGGTATGTCAGCACATCATAAACACGATAGCCCTGGTATGGATCAGGCAGAAAGGTCCCACTGCATCCCTCAAACAAGCTGACATCGTATGGTGTTGGTGGTGTAATGCTTTGACCATTCTTAGTGGTCAAGGATTGCAGATCGTATTTAATCGACTTGTTATTGTTGATGTACGCATAAAAGCTATTGTCTTGAACCTTTGCCTTTGCTATGACCTGTTGCAAATCGAATTGAATCGATGGCACCTTTATCACTCCGTTGTAAATCTCAATGGTTTGTATCGGATTGGTGTCATCGGTGATCCTGATGCTGACCTCCTGGCATGAGCCACTGTCGAACTTGGACTTAAGATATGAATAGCCACTGATTGTAAACGGAGGCGGTGCATTGTTGCCATTGTATTCCAAATCGACATCCTGGGTAATCAGCAACGCACCGAGCGAGCTGTTGCGCTTGATGGTGGTTGACAAGTCCTTGTCATTCATCGGCTGGTCAGTAAGCTGACCGTCTAGGTAGAAGCGGAATGCCATTATTTGAGAATCACTTTATACATTAATGAATGGCCCATTTGCCTTGTCACATTATAAATAATCGCATCCCTTACTATGTGTTTGAATTTGCCTGAGTTGCCTGGATAGGTTACAATCGCAAAACTCATAGCTTGATTGGATAACATATTGAAAAAGTGAGGAGCATCGGTAGTCCAAACAAAAACATTTGTAGAACCCCAAAACGCTGGCCTCATATCGTTTGGATAGTTCTTATACTTATTCTCCCAGCTCTCATCAGAGTTCCACCATTTGGAACTAGCATCATTCATATGGAACATGGCTGCATCCCTAGTGCCATCTGATAAACCATTGGCAAAGGCAAAAGCCAAACTTGTCCGATGCTGCTTGAAGTTGAACTTCTGGGCATGGCATGGAAATGCTATCAATAATGTTATTAATAGTTTAAGCATCTTTTTGCTTCAATTGTCTTAATGCGTTCAATATGGCTTCAACCTCTTGCATATTAAATGCTCCCTTTTGAACCGCCAAGTTCAATGCTTGTTCAATGATTTGTAGTGCTTGTTCGTTTGTCATATTTTTTATGCTAATATTCCTAAATTCCTTAATGCCTTAACAACTTGCCCAACGGTATATCCATCAAATGTGTCATTAGTGTCAATGGTGCTACCACCAGCTACTGCGGCAAATGTCGCTGCGGCAACTGCCGTAGTCGGTTGAACTATTGGAGTCGCGTTCCAAAATCCTATCTTTTGAGTTGTTGCCGTTCCGATTTTACTACCAGTAGTTGTATCAGTTATAATATTTTTTGTGTCTATTGTCAAATCACCTTGAAATCTTACGGTTCCATTTACATCTAATTTGAATCCTCCATCTGTGTTTGTACCTATGGATATATTTCCATTATTGAAAATATTCATCCTTCGGTTAGCTAAAAGCTGACCGCCAGTATAAAACTTTATAGTTCCAGTACTTCTGGCAATAATATGTAATCCTCCCGCCCTTGAAGAATTCAAATAAACTCCATTAGCAGATATATCTTCAAAGGAATATGTAGAACTTGTTCCACCAAATCCACCACATGCAACAACTGATGAACCATTATAAGTTGAAAAATATAAACCAGCTTCGCCATTCCCAGTTGTTTGAGTTGACCTTATTTGTTGAAAAGGAGATAATGCTACTATTGTTACATCTCCTTGTATTTGTGCAGTTCCATTTACATCTAATTTAAATCCTCCATCTGTATTTATTCCTATGGCTACATTTCCATTGTTAAAGATATTCATTCGTCGGTTTGCTAAATTTTCACCAGCCGTATAGAACTTAATCGTTCCAGTACTTCTGGCAATAAAATGCATTCCTCCAGCCCTATCACTTGTAATGTAAATTCCATTTGATGATATGTCACCAGATGAATATGTAGAGTTAGTTCCGCCAAATGCTCCTACTGATGCAATAGCTGAACCGTTCCAAGTTGTAATAAATAAACCACCTTCTCCATTTCCGCTTGTTTGAGTTGACCTTATTTGTTGAAAAGGTGTTGCACTTTGTATAACAAAGTTATTTGCCGGGGCATTTGTACCAATGCCCAACCTATTATTGGCATCATCCCAAAACAAATTGGCATTGTCTTGAGCGATAGTTGTGCCGTTTGAAAACAGAACAGAACCGCTGGTCAATGCTGGTAAGGTGAATTTTGAATTGAAAGTAGTCCAATCGGCCGAGGTCAAGAAACCCTTATTAGAACCGCTTGCTGCTTGTCCATTGGTGTAGTCAATGGAGATGACTCCCGAACCGTTATCGTTGAAATCAGAGGCCGTAAACGCTGCTGCGCCCTTGGTTGAGCCGTCAGCTGCGGCATTGTTAATCCCAATCGTTCCGCTCGTAGTAATCGTACCGCCTGTAATGGGTGAGGTTGTGGCAATCGATGTGACCGTTCCTGTTCCACCACTAGGAGCTTGATTAACCCATAGCGTCCCGTTGTAAGTCAACACATCGCCAGTCGATGGAGGCGTGGTAATCAAATCCACATCATGGATCTCATCCAGCTCATAGCCGTTCTGTGGCCTAACAAATATCTGACCCGCTCCAGCGTTGGCTTTTTCAACCACTCCGATATAAACCAAGTGAGCTGGAGCATATGGTTTTGTTGCAGTCCAACTCCCTGCAGTGGCTCCTAGGTATAGTATGTCACCCGGTGAGTATGCACCAGTGTTAATACCATCCAATACCCCCTGAGTTATCACCAATCCGTTCTGACCTGCTGCGATATTTTCCGCAGCCAATCCCAAAGTAGTGGCACTAGTCGCATCGCTTGTGTTTATAGCAAGCTTAACAGTCGCTTTGTTACCACTCGCACCAAACAGGTAAACCGCCTGACCCTTGGTGATCGTAACCGCCTCGTCATTCTTAACATAGGCATACATCTGCTGTCCTATGTTGCACCTTACATTGGTGTTATCAAAGTCATATGCCAAAGCTTGAGTCGCTCCTACATAACCTATCTGTGCATGACCAGGGCCAGTAGTTGGAGTCTGACTGAATGCCACAAAATCGGCAGTTAAACCATGGGTATTCAAATCCACATCACCAGTAGCACCAGTATATGGTACCCTGTCATTCCATGCCTTATTGATAAGTGCTTCTATCAATATCTTGGCATTGAAAGCCGAAGTAGGAGCAACAACACCGAAAAGAATGTCATTGTAATCTAAAGTAAGTGATCTTTGAGGTGCAGTCCCCTTTTCCCTATCAGTCCAATATATGTTTAAAAACGGCTCACTAACAGTCATGATGTTACGGAACTTGGGAATATACCAAGTCCTTATACCATCAGAAATGGAGAACTCATAATATTTATAATCCGCTATCTGGTAACTCATGCTCTGTAAATGTCCCTGGTTGGTAACTTCTTAGCAATCGCATCAGCCAGCTCGTCCACATTCCTAATATATTGCCCCCTCTTGCGTTGTGCTTCCAAATCCGATGCGGTTAGCCCTGGTTGGTTGTATATTATCGACTTGGCTAGGTTATCAGCGAAGTTCTTAGCCCTTGCTCCCTCCTTCTTTTCGTTCTGGGCAACCAATGCAGGAGTGATGTAGTTCTTGTAAATATAGTCATCCAATCGGTTGTCAAACATCGCATCGATGACCTCGCCATAGCGTCTGGTCTGCTTGGCTGGAAGCACCTTGCTACCGCCAGGCATATAGACAATTTCCTCGCCCTCCTCACCCACTCTCGCCATGTGACCCTTTGCTCCGGTGTCTTTGGAACCCTTGCGGTATGGTATCGGCTGGGCTGCTACGGCTGCGGCTTGAAGAGCAGATGTCGCTAGAACCAAAGCGATTAAGAATGGATTGGTAATCTTATCAGGTCCAGTCAAAGCAACCGCAGTGTTCAAAGCGATTTGAAACAAAGCATTCGCCTTATCCAATACCGCTTGCTTGCGCTTCTCCTCTCTTATCTTCTTCTGAGCGGCCGCCTCAATCTTCTCACGCTCGGCAATCAACGCCTTCTCTTGTGCTGCTGCCTCCTCCTCACTGATCCTGCGCTGCTCCAAATACTCCTCATTCTGCGTAAGCTGCGCCTCGATTGACTCAAGCTGTGCGTCACGTTCTGCCTCGATCTCGCCAATCCGCTGCTCGCTGAATTGGGCATACAAAGACGAAAGCTCGCCAATCAGTTGCTGGGTGGCGTTCAATATCTCAAAGGTCTGGGCAATCCTCGCCTCGGTTGCTCGCTCAGTATTGGTTGTTATCTGGTTATTAAGCTCGGCATTGTTCTCGGCAATCTTATCGGACGTAGCTTTGTCAACATTTGCTATCTTATTATCATACTCAGTTTTGATAGCTAATAACTGAGCTTCCTTGGCATCACCTTCTTTGACTTGTTCTTTAGCAGTCTTTCTCGCATTTTCAATCTGCTTTTTTTGCAATTCACCCTCTTCAGTTACAGCTTGGTTCAATGCTTCTGTTCTCGCAGTGGCCACTCCTTTAGCTGCCTCCAAATCTGCCTTACTGATTGCCTTGCCTAAATCCTCAAAGCTTTTAGCCACCTGTTCATTTGCGGTTTCAACCACATCGGCTTGAACGACCAACTCCTGTTCAAGATTCAAATCGGCTACTTTTTTCTTTGCCTCTTCAATCTTTTTCAGTTGTTGCTCTGAGATGACATTCAACTCATTCTGCTCGTTGAACTGCGCCAGATCCAACCTCGCCTTTTTTAACTCCTCATACTTCTTGATCGCTTCCTGCTTCTGCGCCTCGCTTAACTTGGCATCCTCTTGAACCAGCTTGATCTTGCCAGCTATCTCATCATTGATGGCCTTCTCGTTAAGGTCAGCCAATGCCTTGATCCGATCCTCCTGGTCCTTTTGTGAATCGACTGAAATTATTTCAATCTTTCTTTTTTCTAGTTCATCAGTTACCTTTTTTATTTCATTATCTAATGACTCCAAAAGCTTTCGATATTCCTCAGCAGCTTTTTTCTGCTCATCAACTGACTTTGAATTACCAATATTGGCTTGAGTATTTTTATTGGTTGATTCAGTTACTATTCCAAGTTTCTTTCTTAATTCTTCATATTCGTTTTTAAGTTCAGCTATATTGTCCTCAGTAGATTTTATTAATTGCTCACCAACTCCAATAGCATTGGTAGATAAATTTACCTTGTTTGCTACAGCTGCTGCATTATCACCTAAATCCTTTTGAGCTGCGGTTAACTCCTTTGTGTTTCTGGTAACCAAAGCTTGACCAGCCGCAGCATTTTCTAAAGCTTTTGCTATTCTGTCTTCTAATGCCACAAGCAAAACTCTACCTTCAATTTGTTTGTTAACAGCAGCTTGTGCGGCTTCAATTTCTTGTAATGATGATTTCTCAGTTAATAATTTTGGTAAATATTCGCCATATTTCTGATTGATTTCTTCTATCAAATTAGCTCTGGTCTCTTGGCTTATATTTGTTTTCTTTAATGTATCTGAAAGTATATTAAATTCAGACTGTTGTTTTCTTAATGCAGCAGTTGACCTTTCTACATCTGATTGGATTTTTATTCCAAATAACTTGGTAACAACATCCAAAGCTTTCAAAGCAAATGTTTGAATCTTTAAAAATGCAGGAGCAAGTCTTTCGCCTATTTGCTCTTGTAAATTATTTACAATGTTTTGTTGTTGCTGAAGTTTACCAGAAACAGTATTTGTAGCATTGGCTGCTGATCCAGCAAACTTTGTAAATCCTTCTAATATTATGTTTAAATTCTCCTGCCTGCTTTTTGCCGCATCAACTTCAATTCCAAACTTCTTGAATTCCCTACCAGAACCTTCCAATCCGGCACCTATTTGTGAAACGGCTGATTGCAAATCAGTACCAGCGACTGTTGCAAAATCTAAAAGCTTAGGAATCAAGGACTCGATTTCATCTGCGGCAAGACCGTAGTTAGCTAAAGCGGCCTGGGCATTCTGAATATCATCATCACCAAAAACGGTTATTTGTTGAAGTTCTTCCGATTGCTTTATCAATCTATCATAAGCAGCTTCACTCTGACCTCCAATATCTACTATCGCAAACTTTAGTTTTTGTGCGGCTTTTTCAGCATCTAAAAACGCATTGAATGACGCTCTGCTGAAATTAAGAATGGATTGAATTGAAAATATACCAGCAGCAGCCAAACCAATAGCTTTGAATTGCCCAATGGCTTCTTCACTGAATGATTGAAATATGCTTTTTGATTTACTTACTTCACCAGATAATAACTGAATTCTTCTTTGACTTTGAGCTATTTGGTTGTTGTACTTCTCAATCTCCTTGGGATCAAACGCAAGCTTCTGCGCCTGTTGAAGCTGCTTGAGCTTCTGCACCTCCAACTCCAACAGCTGCGCCCTTTTCTTGGCTGCGAACTCAGCCGAGTTGGCCGCCTTGGTCTGCTCAGTTGTGTTTGCCTTGGTAGCTGCCGTCAGCTCCTCCTGACTGGCGATGACCTTGTTTATGTCAGCTTCGAGCTGGCTAACGTCAGCCCTATATCGTATGAGTATGTCTTCCGTTGCCATGCCGTAAAGTTACTAAATTCTGCCTTGCAATGGACCCTTATTGTCCTTGGGCTGACTCAGTTTAATCTTCTTGACATACGCCTCCATGGCGATCAGATAGGTCTCACAGCTGGCTTCCATCATGGCTTCATAGTTCTTAACGTCGCCATCAACCAGCATCATGACATGGGTACGGTGGTCTTCTTGCCGCTGCCTGATCCTTTCACGCCACGCAAGTATGAAAGCATCCGCTTTAGGCGGTCTCTCTCCCGAATCGAGTTGACCAACAATATTTCCCAGTCTTGTTGTGAAGACCTTAACATTTCGTTTAAAAGTCTCAATTCGGGCATTTGAAAAAAAGCGAAGTCGGGGTGAGCGTAGTACAGCTCCTGCAAAGCTTCGACCTTTTCATCATGTATCTTCTGCACAAACTTGGCAGGCGGCTCATCCTCCCTGACCAACTGAACCGCCATGAACTGCCACATCAGCTGGTCATGCAGGATCATCTGTTGCCGCTCCTTGATCTGGTTAAGCACCGCTCCAATCTTGACCACATCGGCCTTCTTGCCGTTCAGTGCCAAGGCCAGCTCGTTGTTAGCCACATCGATCAAAGCGGTCAGTTCCTTTTCGTCAAGACCTGCCGACATCATGGTTAGAAAGTCCTGCATCTTGCCCATCCGCTCCAATGGGATGATGGTGCTGGACCCTGTGAATCGGTAGTACACCTTGCCGTTGAGATCTACCAAAGCTTTTTCCATCGACAGCTTATCGCCCTGCGGTACCTCGGCTGCGTAAAGCTTAAGCAGCTCCTCCCGGTGATCCTTCCAGATCTGTTTGAGGTCGGGTTGTTTTCGTTTGAATATCATCGTTTATCAGTAATGGGTAACGCTGTGTAGGTGGTGCGCACTTGTGCCACTTCTTGTCAATCAACACATACCATTCACCGCCTCGCATGATGTAATGGAACCCATGTATGCGGTGATAGTTCTTTTTCATGTGTTGAAGTTGTAGCGCACAAATGCATTCAGACCAGCGGTTCCCAACGCAAACAATGGCCAATAGTACCAGGGCAAAGCTAAGTAAACAAACGCAGGTATCGACCAAAGCGACCCCATGCAAGGCAGACAATAGTACAAGGGCTTGCGCATCTGATAGGGTAGATAGCTACCGTACCACCGCAACCACCAAAGTATCATCGCCCCATCGATTCGCTCCTTACGCATGACCTTCGGCTCGTCATCAAACGCCTCGTAGTTGTTAAACTGGGCAGACACATAAACGCCCAGACTGATGCAGCTCGATGCGATTATACCTGCCAGTATCTCAAGCATCGCACTGACCTGTGGTTAGTTCTATCTCACCATCACCAACCAAGGGCTTTAAGGTGTTGAACTTGATGCAACAGCCCGACTCGCCATCAATCGTAGCAATGACTGGCTCAAGCGTTGTGGTTGTGAACTCCATCTCATAGGCATGGTTCATAAGGTCGTAAGCATCCGTGATGTCAATGCCGATAGTCGGCTGCCCATCAGTTGAAACGACCTGACCTGTGCCATCCGTGCTGATGGTCCACAGCCAATTCCTGTCGTAGCTGATGTTGTACATTATCGCATAAAGCGTATCGTTCAGATTGTTTGGAAAGGTTATCCCAGCCAATAGGATCACCCCACCTGGAGCGACACAGCGAGGCAATGGGTTGACTTGAATGCAAGACTTACAGTATGGCATCAGCGGAAGTTTAATTGTCCGAAGTTAGATTTCTGGTGACGCTCGATGTCACCCTTTACAAAGGTATTAATAATATACCTTGCACAATCCAGAAAGTCAGCTTTCTGCGTGAGGTCCTTACGGTTGCCCTTGATGATTGACCCGGTAGCATCGCACTGAACCATCCGCATATCATGGGCCAGCCCTGGGCAGGTGGTGGGGTTCACCTTGACATGTACCTGGTTCTTAAGATCCGTGGCGATGTGGAGCAGGTAGTTAAAGTCATTACGACTACCCTCATGCGTTGGGTTGGGAGGCACCACGATCTGGGTGGAACGGATGCCAAGGTACCGCCTCAAGCTTTCATAGTTGCTGGCATTGTCAGCGAGTGCTATGTTCCGGTTGTTACCCATCGCATCGCCTGTTAGCTTGCAGTTAGGTAGCAGGTTGCCATACATCGCCTTGATGCGCTGCGCCATGGATTGGAGCGAGCCGTTCTCGATACTGAACTCATGCACGAAGTGAACGTGAAGCCCTGCCTCGTCTCTAAAGATATTGGCAAAGACCACAGCAAATGGGTTAAGGTTAAAGTCAATGCCGATATGTAGTTGCTTCTTCCAATCCAAGCTGATGTCACTGCTGAAATGGCGATCCGTATCCAGCGCATACAAAAACGGATTCAATGCCTTGCCATCCACATCAGCCGCCATATACTCGCACTCAAAGACCAAGGGCGGCAGGATGGTGCGCATCATTTCTATCTCCTCACGGTTTATATGAGGATTGTCATAGGTCGAATAGACAAAGGTCTTCCATGTATCGGGTTGAAGCTGCTCGTTCTTGCAGATCTTTTTGAAGTATGTCTCACCAAATTGTGGGGTTGATAGAAAGTATGCATCACCGCCAAAGTCAGTAAGGGTCGGAGCGATCGCCTGCTCCCAAGCTTCTTGGAACTTGCCTGCTTTCTCGCACTCATCAATAATGATTCGATGGTATTTCCTTCCCCTGCCACTATTAGGGTCTTCCATACTCCAAAAATCGCATTTAGCTCCGTTTATAAATCTTAGAATCTTAGCGGTTTCATCTTTGCGAGATATAATATTGGTAAGCTTATCCTTAACCTCTGCCCATACCTCCAAGCCATCACGATAAATAGGATACCAAAAACCCACATATTCACCACGCAAAACTGACTCAATCAATAAGTTAATTGATAAAGCAGACTTTCCAAATCGCCTACCTGATTTAATTACATTAAACCTTTTACGATTCTTGAAAATGAAATCCTGATTGGGATGTAGCTTATGCTTTCGGACTATGAGTTCTGTATCCAAAGAAAATGATAACCAGTTCTATTCTTTAACTTATAATATGTTTTTGGTGTTATTCCATGCTTCTGCATTACAATAGATGATTTGATTTTATTATTGATATCATCAACTATCTGCAACAGTTTATCCTTGGAATAAGCACTTTTCAATTCACTTTGTAATGCTTTATTCTGAATAGTGTTTTTTCTACCCCTTCGAGCTTCACATTGTTTTTTAGCATGTTCTGGCGATTGCTTTCTGCCTTTCATACTATTTGAAATCCTTTGTTTTACCTCATCGCTAACCTTTACACCCAAGTTCACATTTACAATTTCACGAATATTATAACCCCTATTAGGTTGATATGATTGAAATAAATCACAGTAAAACTGTTCTTTTTGTATCAATTCACTTTTATCGCATAAGTCAATTATTCCAAATTCAAATTGATCTGTATATTTAGTAAAAGACCTTTGTAGGTATTTATTGGCATGGATGCCCAAAGCCAATTGTTTCCTATGCATATGCCACCTTTTTGAAAAATCCAAGGTGCTTCCGATATAAACTTTACCGTTCTTTTTATTTTGAATAAAGTATATACCGGATTTAGTCAAATTACCATCAAGAGGTTGGCTTTGTAGAAGTATCATCCTCAATAACTTTAATTATTATTTGGTTATCACCTTCTTGCTTTACCTCGGTTCTATTCAATTTAGGTATATCAAATTCAAGCAAGTCGGTTAAAAGATTAGTCCTGTCTTTAGGACTTAATTGTTTTATGTCAGCTTCAACTGATTCGAATAAAAGGTTTAAAACAGCCGATACACGCTCTCTGCGCTCCGCTGTTGATTTGTTTGGAGTCCCCTTAACCCTACCACCTGTTTTGCGTCCTATTGCCATCTAATTGAGTCTATAGTAGATTTTGTTGCTGGTGGGGGATTCGAACCCTCATACCCAACTTAATTGGGATGTTACCCTTTGGTGCTATTCATTCACACTTACATCAACCAGCAGATCTTTACTTTTTACGTTTTACCTTCTCAGGCAATGATTTATAAGCAGACTTTGGAGTTTCAGAAGCAAACTTTTTGCAAAGCTTTGGGTCTGTTGCACAAATAAATCTTTGTTGTGACTTACTTTTAAATGGCATGATTTGATTTTATCTTACTTACAAAGGTAGTATAAAGTTCATAAAATTGGTCAAAGTCCTTTACGATCCAATAGAAGCCCCCAGCTCTCTCAATCTTGGCTTGATAGTCCTTTTGGGCATCGGACTGCCTATCCTTGCCGATCTTGATTTCAATGGCCACCTTATAGCCCTTGATGAGCGCATCTATATCGGCTATGCCTTTGACCTGGGTAGATGGTCGGTAGTATCCTCCATTGACATGGGCCTTCTCCATGACCCAAGTACCTTGATTGTTTATCCGAGTAGCAAAATGGCCACTAAAGTTCAGGAAGTCTACGACCGCCTTGGTCAGTCCATTGGCCGTGCTGGTCTGGTATTTCTTCATTGGTCGGTATGCATCAGGGAAGTCGGGGTGCCGTTTGCGGTTATCCTCGATGGCTAATTGTTGTAGTATTTGTAATGGCTTCATAATCAATCGTGGTGTTAGAATTGCAAAATAACAATAACAAAAGAATAACACGAAGAATAACATTTTTTTTCGCTTGTAAGCCCCTTTGTTTCACCCTATTATATTTTTTTTTTTTTTTTTTATATATAGAATAACAAATCACAAAAAGTATAGATACTGCAACTTTATAATACTCCCGTAACTTTTGGCTTTTCGACCCTAACAAATAACAAAATGCAATAAAAAACACGCTACCAATTAGTTAGCGTGTTATTCTAGGTTTTTTGTTATTCTACCAAAATCAGAACGGAGCATCTTGCTCAGGTGGCTTGGGTGGGCTGTCAC